TACCCGTGCGGAGATCAATGAACTTTTATCAGTAGTAACAATTTGTTACTCAAGTCTATCAAATGACTTCTATTAAGTATTCGAAACTCTAAATAAACAACCATGTCTATTAGGGGTTTCACCCCTTTTAGTTATTTATTTATATTTGAGTTTTAGAATTGTTAATTTAAGTAATTTAATGATACACTTTTGTAATGTATTGAAAATTCTTCTGATTTAGTTTATGATCGAATCCAAGTTTTCTGTCTGTAGTCGTTTCAATTTTCCTTAGGAATTTTGTTTAGCTGGCGATTGCGTTACCCCTTTATTGGGGTGCCAAGCTTATTTTTGAACCATTTTGTTTTATAACTGGATTTTGGCAAAGTCTTAGTTGTAGTTGTTCTTTAACATTTTGATTCCGGTGAACCCCGGAATTTGTTCAGGCCTTTTGGCCCTTCAAACGCTCTTACTCATACACACAGAAGCGTTTTAAAAATATGTCTGTGAGATGTAATTTCATAATTAATGAATTTTATTGAATGAGGTAGAACCTGTATCAATATCATATCACCATTCTTTGGAATGAAGAGCCCCCACGTTTATTCGGCTTAAAATTGAATAGACCTAGTTTATCATCACGCTATGATTCTGTGATGTTCTTTAGGTAACCTATCTTATGATATGGGGACCGAACCCTAGATAAGACTCATTAGTCGGCGTATTATCTAAACTAACAGTTAGGAGTTAATGATCCCTAATGTTCGCTTGAGAATTCTCGTTGAACAGCTGTTTTAGTTGAAATTTTACCAACCGATGTACTTAGTGTAGCGCCCCTTCCCGCGGCGAATAATACATGTTTAAAGTACGTAAGTAAGTTCATCCTCTTAATTGAGTGGTGAAGCAAAGCTTTTGTGTCGAAGCATATTGGATTTCCAATTTTGCGGGCCTCTCGCTAATTGGTTCTTTTATGCTTGTCGTTTTAATTTAATTAGAAATGTCAAGCCAAGGAACTTTTGTAGCGTGTAATAATAGTATCGTAAATACCAGTAAAGAGGTTTACGTTAGCTCCACGGAGAAAAATAACTCTTTTACCCCTCAATCTGAGGTTTTTAATCCCAAACCAGTATCTCGTAAAAAATTCGCTAAGAATAAGAGAGCTCGTAGGGTTGAGAAATTGAAGAATATGAGGAAAAATGGAAATGTCAACAACATTCCGAAGAAGGCTCTAAACCAGAGTACTTCTTCTCAACCCAAAGTTGATTATGTCCATCAGTCTCTAGTTCAGAGCATTTATCCTGCTAGTGTCATTGATTTGGCCAAGGAGAAATTGTTTTCACTCGATGCTGAAAATCATACTGCCAAACTTATGGAAATTTTGGAAGTAGTTGGCGCTTTAGCCATTACTCTACCTGCCTTGAAAACTCCTGCCCAAGTTTCTGCTCAAATTGTTTTATCGTTGCGAGCATTAACTCATGGTAGTCTTTGCGAGCAAATTTTAGCTCAAGGAGACACTATAGCCTGGTGCAAGAAATTATTCGGATATAATATTTTTGAGAGACAGGAATTTTTCGATGCTGTAGATGAGCAGCAATCGGAAGTCCTTGAAGGTGATGTCAAACCTTCTAGTATTGATTGGTTGAGTAAAATCCCTGACCTACGTCATAATTGGGACAGTGTTCGTCACTCTCCCATGTTTGAGAAGATCTCTGCATTAATTTCCGTTGCAGCTTCTATAGGTCTCTGTTCTGTTACTAACCTTAAATGGTCTGTAAAAGGAATAGATATGTTTCGGTTGGGTACCGTTACAAAACACAGCACTGCTATTGATTTAGTTGGTGCAGTCTTGGACACTGTAGTCTACTTTATTGAAGGTGGATATGAGTGTTTCAAGCAAAAATCCTTTAGTCCTTTGTTTTTTACCAATAATGATAGTAAAACTTTAGATGAATTGTATTTTCCTTTATTGGAATTGCATGAGCATGCTATGGTTTTTAACTTACACGAAAAGAAGGTAACAATCAAGGGGGAGCAGAAAATCATCAGTGACATTGAATATAGTCAACTGTTAGATGAAGCCTTGGAATTGTCTGAACGATTATTCAAATCTGCTAAAGGTACCTGGCAACAAGGCTATCTTGAAAAACGCATTCAAGTTCTTCGTAAAAATCGTGCAGCTTACCAAGCTAAACGTATTGACGGATCTATGCGCTTTGCCCCTTTTACAGTTTATATTTGGGGTGAATCAGGACGCGGTAAGTCTACCATTGCACAAATTGTTATGGCTGACTGTTTATCCGCAGCAGGTGTTGATCCTGACACAAAAAATACTGCTGTTATTAAGGAATCTGATAAGTTTGACTCTACCTTAAAGGGACATACTACAGGAATTTTCTTTGATGACCTTGGGAATACCAAATCTGACTTTTTGGATAGGGCCCCCACTGAACGCATTATTGATATCAACAACAATATGATTACATATGCCAATAAGGCTGATCTTCATGAGAAAGGAAAGATTGAAATCAGACCTCGTGTATTCATAATCACTTCTAATGCTCCTCTGGCATATCACGCTAATGTCGGATCTATTTGTCCATATTCGGTTGTTCGGCGTGCTGATTTTCATTTGGAAGTGAAAGTAAAACAGGAATTTGCTTGCCAAGATGGACGTCTCGATAGTTCTAAAGCTTTCGAGGCTTTCCCCGGTGATTCATTGGTTAATGACTTATGGGATTTGCAAATTTTTAAGCCTTTGGAGAAGGCGGCAGGTGGAGATAGTTCCCATTTACGCCATATTGATGGAGTTGCGGATACATGTCCACGATCCATTCTTGAAGCTCTTCGTCTTTTGACCACTAGTTGTGTCAAACACTTCGCTAATCAGCGTAAGCTAATAGAGAAGGGAGAGAACCTTGTGCCTTCACGGCGCTATTGTCCTGATTGCAGGTTGGCTCATGATCTATGTGAATGTGTAGAGATTAAGGAGGCGAAAGAAAGGGATAGGATTGAGAGTGAGGAGATGAAAGAAAGAGAAGAATTCTACAACGAATTATCTGCTGATGCTGAAGAGGAATTTACAGAAATGGAGTTTTTCGATGCTGAAGATGAACAACAAGCTTCTCTAGAAGAGTCCTTTGAATTTATTAGGGACCAGTTTGAGGCCTTAGGAGCTCGCACTTCTAATTTCTTGGGAAGGTTTCCTACTTGGCTTTTCACTAACAGATTGGTTTCGTGGGCCTATTTGTGTTGTAATGCACGCAATTTTTTGATATTTGAAAGAAGGGCACGTTGGGGAACGGCCTTTTCTTTGATCTCTGTATCAATTGCTTGTATATTGGTTGAACAGACTAATAATTACATATGTGGTGGTGCTTTAATTGGCGCCCACGCACTAATGTATGGTAGTGTTTTGGCCAAATGGAGAGATGATCGTATGAACGAGCTTTTGGCGCGTAGGGATGCCACGATCGATGTCTTCAGATCCATTAGAGAAAGTAAAACTAAAATTTTTATTGGTATGTGCGCTGTTGCGGGCATAATTTATAGATTTACTGGTCTCTTTCGTACAGCTCTTGCTTTGCAGCAATCTGCTCTTGTTCCTGAAAATGTAGAGGAAATTGAGAAGAGAGATGCGGAGGTTAATCCTTGGGCTGCGGCTGTGGTGGCCGAATTGCATGTTACTGATAAGTCTGCCACTATGACTTTTGATCAGTTGTTGCATAAAGTGGAATCAAATTTGTGTCATGGAGTATTCGTAGAGAATGGCTTCCAACAGAAATGTGATATTTTGGCCCTTGGGGGCAATACATTCATGATGCCTTTACATGTATTTAAGAATCGTACCGACATGCGAGCACTTATTACACGTAGAAATCCATTAGAATTGAATTCTACTTTCAGAGCTATTGTTAGTACAAATTACATGATTCCTATTCCAGGAAAAGATGTGTGTTTGGTTAATATAGCCTCTGGTGGCGTTTTTGCTGATATCCGCCATTTGTTCCCCGACAAAATCTCAGCCTCTGGATCCGGCCATTTCCTCTACAAGAATGGAGATGGTTCTATGAGATCTGATTCTATTCGGATTTCGTATACCAAGGATTCAAAATCTGGCGGACCAGGTTATGATTATAATCTCCCGTATGACACTTTTACTGGATTATGTATGGGTGTTGTGGTCGCCAATTTTGCACGAAAATGTATAGCTGGTGTACATTTACGTGGTATTCCAGATTCGCCTAAAGGGAAAGCTTTAACAGTTACCCAACAGGAGATTCAGGAAGTTTGGGATCAAGCACATAAGAAATGGAAAGGTGCTTTCCCCTCCACTGTCAATGGAGATTTTCCTATTACTCGTTATGAAAAGCAAGTTTTAGTTACACAGGATATTCACGCAAAGTCTCCTATTAACTATTTACCTGTCGGTAGTAATGTCGAGTTTTTAGGTCAAGATGGTAATCGAGTTACGCATACTAAGAGCAAGGTTAGGAAAACTCCCATCTCAGATACCGTTGCCGAAGTTACCGGAGTACTAAACCAATATGGTCCTCCCAAATTTCATAGAACTAGAATGTGGCAAGCATCTCTAGCATATTCGGCCAATCCTAGTGCGGGGATTGAAGGTAGTCTCGTTGAAGCTGCTTATGAGGACTATGTTGATGGTCTTGTAGACATGTTTAAGCGTGATAATTTCAAGGAGTGGATTAAATCAGAATTAACTCCTTTGAATGCCATGGAAACTCTATGTGGCAAGGATGGCAAGCGTTTTATCGATGCTATGCCTAAAGGAACCTCTAAGGGTTATCCTTTATCTGGCCCCAAGAGAGACATGATTGAATTGTTAGATCCGGTGGATTTCCCGGATTTTCAATGCCCAGCTGTAACTCATCCTATGATTGTGGGTGAGATGGAACAAATGGAGAAACTTTTGCTTAATGGTGAGAGATGTTACTCTATTTTTAAGGCATGTGTCAAAGATGAACCTACCAAGCTGACCAAAGATAAAGTCAGGGTTTTTCAAGCTGCTGATTGGGCTACGCAATTAATGGTCCGTAAATACTTTCTACCCATTGCTCGCGTTCTTTCACTATTTCCACTCGATTCTGAGTGCGCAGTAGGTGTAAATGCCCAGGGTCCCGAATGGGATCAATTGGCAAAGCACATGAAGAAACACGGTGCGGATCGTATTTTGGCTGGAGATTATAGTAAATATGATCTTCGTATGCCGGCACAACTTATCAATGCCTCTTTTGCTGTTTTAATTGAGATTGCAGAAAAGTGTGGTAATTACACCGAAGATGACCTTATTATTATGAGGGGCATCGCAACTGAGATTGCTTATTCGTGTGTAGCTTACAATGGAGATATTATCATTCATAAGGGATCTAATCCTTCCGGACAAAATTTGACTGTATATATCAATTGTATTGCCAATTCCTTGCAATTAAGATGTGCCTATTTCCATCTTTGGCCACGAAAGTTGGGTAAGCCTAAACCTTTTCGTGAGGTTTGTGCTATCATGACGTATGGTGATGACGTTAAAGGTTCTGTGAAGAAAGGCTATGATTGGTTTAACCACATTTCATATGCTCAATTTCTGAAGGAACGTGATATGGTATTCACTATGCCAGACAAGGAGTCTGAACCGACTGCCTACATGAATGATCTCGAAGCTGATTTTTTGAAGCGCGAGAACAAATTCAATGAGGATACGGGATTGATTCATGGAGCTCTAGATGAAGAGTCCATTTTCAAAAGTCTTCATACTGTTCTTGAATCCAAAGTTGTGTCTCTAGAAGACCAATGTGCTGGAAACATTGATGGTGCCTTACGCGAGTGGTGGCAACACGGTAAGGAAGTCTATGAACTACGTCGAAAGCAAATGAAGGAAGTTGCTTTTAAGTGTGGCATGACTGACGCTTGTAGTATGTTAGCAGAATCTTATGAAGATAGACTGAAACATTTTCACGACAGGTATCAGACTGGTGAGCGTCATAGAGAGGCTCGTATAAAGCCTGACGAATTCGACGAAGTTGCAGATTTGGAAGCATTCGTTGACACCGTGGGCGATGAGTGGGACTTCTCAGAATAAGTCCATTATGCCTTGGAAAGGCTTAAAACTTAACCACTCCGGAGCTATCCGTAGTATAAGTTTAAAATAGTTGTGTATATATGGTTACTACGTATTGTTTAATTCACATGTTTATATATTTTTATGGAAGCTTTGTACATATAGACATCCTACCCTTAGGATACCGGTATTTACTGGAGGTCTCGTCAACCAACGAAACATTGTCGCGCACGTGAGCAGCGGGTACTGCCGCGATGCGTTGTATTTTAAAATTGCCTACTTCAATTAATAATAATACAGATAGTCCTGGGACTGACTCAAACAGTCCTTCTGCTGGCGCTTATAGTGTCTCTAAAGCACCTCAGCAGATTTCAACGCAAAATGTACATTTTGTCGATGGAGACACACCGTGGTCTTACGACATTTCATCATCACCGGATGTCACAACCACACTCGCAGGATTCAATGATGCCAACCTCGGTTCCTTCCTTGGTCGTCCCATTAAGATCAAGGAGTTCCAGTGGACTCCGGAAAGCACTAAGTTGTTTGAAACATTTAATCCGTGGACTGAGTTTTTTAGCAACGTAGATATTTTGCAAAAGATCAATCGATACCGTAATTTGCGTTGTAATCTTCGGATGAAGATGCTTCTTAACGGTAACTCTTTCTATTACGGAAGAGCTTTAGTTTCTTATAATCCATTTCTTGTAGATGATAAAGTAACTATGGATCGTGCGTTCTTTGAGCAAGATTTAGTGGGAGCCTCACAAAAGCCCCATTTTATGCTTGACCCTACCACTTCACAAGGTGGTGAAATGATGTTGCCTTTCTTATGGCCTGAAAACCATTTGGACATCACAAAACCTAATTGGCATGAAGACATGGGACGTGTGACAATCCATGACTTTGACATTTTACGCCATGCAAATGGTGGTACCGACCCCATTACAGTTACAGTTTTTGTATGGGCGGAGAATGTTGCACTTTCCGTTCCTACTACTGTTCAGGCTCAGTCCGGAATTGCAGATAGACAGTTAGATGATTTCGGATTTCCTACTTATGATGAACAAGCAGGAGGTATGAAGAAGAAAGGATCTTCAAAGAAAATGAACAATATGGGTAGCTCCGACGAGTTCGTTAAGGACGGAGTAATAAGCAAACCAGCTTCTGCTATTGTAAAGGCTGCTAATGCTTTATCCATGATACCAGTCATTGCACCTTATGCTAAAGCTACTGCTATGGTGGCTTCGCAAATTGGTCAGGTGGCTAAGATCTTCGGTTATT